GTGATATGAAGGGCGAATTTCATTTCTGGTTTTCTCCGTTTTGGGGTAAAATGACCTTAACACCGATTGACAAAGTGGTGCAAGTAATCATTTATACAGGTGGTCAAATTCCTGTCAATGGAGCATTCGAAATGAATTTTCAAATTCCGGTTGAAACCTATTTACGGCTTTCAGCAATCCCCGCTAATTTTGCTGAACGCTACACGGAAGAAGAAAGCGCCGTGCTGAAATGCGTCAGATTGGAAAACTCCAATGGTCACGCTTACGCAATCGCAACAAATCGACTGATCGGCGCTGTTTACTATTTGGGAAGAACGGACGAACCGAATGGTGCCGTGCATGTGACAATCGACCCGGTTTTGATTGTGCAGTGCGAACAAGAAAAAGCGTTCGGCTCAAAACTGTTCGTCACTACAATTCCGCTGATTGGCGCTGTCAGCCTGAAAACGACGTTCGGTTACAATTATCCGGGCAATGGCGGGTTCTTCACAGAAGAAACCAAAATGAAAGAGTGGCGCTCATGGGTGCCGAATTACGACGTGAAGAAAAGCGTCGGCGCTATGAAATGGACGCTGTCAAACATGCTCCAAATCAACAAGTCGTCTCCGTCCGGTGAAATCGTGTTTCCCGAATTCATCGACGCAAATCAGCCTGTTGTTTTGCGCGATTACAAGGACGATAGTTGGATTGGCGTGTTTATGGCGAACCTGGTGAATGAGAACAAGGAAACGTCGCTTGCTGACCCGGCCGTGTTGCCTAAATGGTGGTCACTATGAAGCCTGTAACCTGTCTGACAAATAACGATTGCGTGCGTGCTTGTCTTGCATCCATTTTCGAACTAGACCCGGAAACCGTGCCGCATTTCTTCGACGGAGTGCGTGACAACGAAGACGCAAACCGGGCAATGCAGGAATGGCTTGCCAGTCGCGGGCGGATCGCCGCATGTCTCGGATTACCGGGCGATTGGTCGCTTGATATAATGCTTGACTATATGCAATACACCTATGAAGGTCACCATTACATGCTTTGGTGCGATAGCGGCGGTGATCACGCGGTTATCGGCCTAGATAATAAAATTGTTCATAACCCGGCATGGTATAAGGTCGCTATCGACGGCCCGCATTCAATGGGATTAACTTTGACTACCCTGTAATTCATTTCATTTGGCAAAATCCTAACGCGACGGTTGCGCAGATTTATGAATTTGCAATGCGGATTATTAATAATTATGAAAACCGCTTTGCCTATACGATATGGGAAAGCGACAGATTTGCACCGCAAGTTGACGTTTTCCGGGTGCATCATTTCGACAACAAAGCCAAAACCACCAGCCTGAAAGCGCTGCAAGTCAACATGCGCTTGCCGTCCGTGGTCGATAGTCCGCTTGAATGGGGAAAGATCCTGACGGCGGATGAAATTGAAACAAAGGGAATTCCATACGTTAAACACGACGTAAGCAGCACCAAAGCATTTGCGCACTTTTCAATGCAAGCAATGGAATTCCGTCTTGCGCAAGTTGAGCTTTTTGGCCCTGACGTAATGAATTGGAACGATAGTAAAATCGGCTCTAAAATTCTCGAAAAACGTCTAGGCGACGAACTTTGCTATGACCGCAGCAGCGGACGCCGTCAGATGCGTCAAACGCCGCGTAGTCGCATCGCACTGAATGAAATCATTTTCCCGTTCATTCGTTTCGACAACCCGGAATTTGCGCGCATTCTCGACTATCTCAAGTCGCAAGTGCTGACGCCAGCCGACATTGAAGACATCGAATATAAAATTCAGAAGGTGCAGACGAAAGGCGTGTTTGCCGGGCTGCACGCGACCGTTGAAGGCGTCACTTATAAATTCGGAACGGGCGGATTGCATGGAAGTGTCGAGCGTCAACGGATAATCGCAACGGAAGAATGGCCGATACGTGATATTGACGTGAAAGGTCTTTATCCTGATATTGCCATTCAAAACAATCTTTCACCTGAACACCTTGGGCATAGATACGTTGAGGAATATTCAAGACTTCCTTTGGAGCGTGCCGAATGGCAAGCCAAGAAGGGCAAGAAGTGCGTCGAAGCGAACAGCATGAAACTAGCCGGTAACGGCACCTACGGGAACAGCAACAGCCCGTTCAGTGTGTTTTATGACCCGAAATATACGATGACTATCACAATCAATGGTCAGCTAATGTTGGCTATGTTGGTCGAATGGTTGTTGCGCGTTCCAACTCTGAAAGTCATTCAGGCGAACACGGACGGCATTACATACCAGGTGCACAAGGATCACGAACCTTTGGCCGCGTTCTATTGCCGCGAATGGGAAAAGATGACGAAACTAACGCTGGAAGATGCGAACTATACGCGCATGTTTATCCGTGACGTTAACTCATATGTTGCCGAAAGCTGGAACCCGAAAGAAAACAAATTTGAATACAAACTGAAAGGTGCTTATTGGACGCCTGACCCGCTCAATTATGCCGCTTCGATCAGTGAAGCGCAGCCGCCCGCGTGGCACAAGGATTTAAGCAACTGCGTTTCGATCCGTGCGGCGGTTGCTGCGATGATTTATAACGTTGCGCCGGAAGTCTACATTGCAGCAAATACAAATCCTTATGATTTCATGCTGCGCATCAAGGTAAATCGTTCTGACAAACTGTTGTTCAATGGTCAGGAAGTGCAGAAAACGACGCGCTATTATGTGGCTCGACAAGGCGCAATGCTGGTCAAGGTTTCGCCACCCGCAAAGGGCGCTGAAATCGGTTCATATAAGCGAGCGTCGAAAATCAGCGATCTGGTTTGGTTCGCCGTCAATGCGGAATTGGAAGCGCAAGGCCGTCCGAATGACCATGATCCGCGCATCCATACTAAAAACAAATCGAAAAACGAAATGCGAGAAACTGGAATTGAAGCCGGTCATAAAGTAGCAATTTGCAACGACGTAAACGATTTTAGATTTGACAATCTCGACGTTTCATATTACGTGAATGAAGCTAAGAAACTGATCATTTGACGGAGTGTTGCGAATGTATCTGTATGGAATGGACGAAAAAGAATGCATGATACTGTTTGATTGGGCAATCAAATTTAAAATATGCGTCACTTCACCAGACAGGTCATTGCTTGAACGGCGAAAAGCTTGGATGGATGCGGGTGGAAAACTTCCGGTAACGGAAGCGCAGGCTTTGTTCCTCAAACCAAAGGTTCAATAAAATGACAAACGCCAAAATCAACCCGCTTGAACAGTTGATTGAAATATACGGTAAAAAGTTTGCCGACGCTCTAAAAGCCGGCGACCTGACCAAAGCAATCAGAATGTGCGCTGATTATCAATCGCCAGACACCGGACGAGAATTGCCGTTTGAAGAACGCGTTAAAGCGTTTGCGTTCCGCGTCAGTATGGAAAGCTTGAAAATACCGGAAATAACCCGGCCGGCAATCACGGTTCATTTCACACCGGAAACCATGTATCGGCTTGGTTTTGACCGTGATTTCGGAATGCAGATGATGCTTGATCGGAATTTCCATAGTTCCGGCGAATTTGAATACATGGGTGTTCGTATGAAAAGGGAGGATTACAGATGACACATATCATGCTCGACTTGGAAACATGGGGAAGAACGCCAGGTTCAGACATTCGATCAATTGGCGCTGTTGTGTTCGATCCGGTAGCGGGAACCGTGGGCATTCCGTGCAGCACTTGCAAAGGCGGTATGGGACGCGGAAACGTCAATGACGGCGGCGATTGTTCGGATTGCCTGAACACACGAATAGAGCATGGTAGCGAATTCTATTGCGCAACGGAAAGCGAAAACAGTACAGGGTATCATCGTCAAAACTCTGATTATCCTCATTATGTGGAAAGTGCAGGCGGCTTTTGCAAGTACCCATTAAACCGCGATCCTGAAACCGTCCAATGGTGGAACGATCAGCCCGCAGAAGCGCAGGCGGCATTTGCAAATCCGGTTGACATGAAAAACGCTTGCCAAAGATTTGCTGATTGGTTCAATGAAACAGCAGCAATTGATAATGTTCAACCGTCAGAAATTCGCATTTGGTGCAACGGTCCACATTTTGACGAAGCAATTTTAGCCGCTGTTTATCGCGCTGTCGGAATGAACGCGCCATGGCATTATCGAGCGCCGCGCGACTTTCGGACGATCACGGAAGCGGCCGGGATGACCAGCACCGATTATTGCAACTATGGCACGGCGCACAACGCACTTGACGACGCGATTGCGCAGGCTATGACGGTTTGCGAAGCGTATAAGAGATTGGGGTTGCAAAATGAATGAAGAAGAACACACCCACAAAGTCAAAGAAGTCGCCTATAATGCGATGCTGGAACTTCGCGACACGCTTGATAAAAAGTTTAACGCCGTCTCACTCGGTTACAACGACGCAGATCACGCAAGACTTACAATCGTTAAGGTCGCAACAAAGCAAATCGATAAGCTTTGTGCAGAACATCTTAAAAGGTGCGGCAAATGATCATCGGTATCAGCGGCCATCAAGGCGCGGGGAAATCAACAGTTTGCGAAGTGGCAATAAATCTTGGCCGTCCGGTCAAGCCATTTATTCGCATCGGCTTTTCAGATCCGCTCTATCAAATGCTTTTGGCAATGGGTTTGCCGGAAGATATCGTATTTGACAAAACGCGATGGAATGAACCGCTTGACGCTTTGTGTGGTCAAACGACGCGTTACGCCTGCGATAATTTGGGTGACGGTTGGGGCCGCAACACTATCGGCCGTGACGTGTGGGCAAAAGCCGGCTTGCGTAAGGCTGTCAGCTTGGAACGTAAGGGATTTGTACCGATCCTTGACAACGTCCGATACGTCAACGAAGCGTTGGCTATTATGGACGCGGGCGGGCATGTAATCGCATTCAACCGCAACGGTCTGAAACCAAACTTGGAAAAGCCAAGTGAACGCGAAATTCCCGAAATTCATCGGGAATATGCGCTTGCTGCGTTCACCAATTCCGGCGACGATCTGCAAAAGAATTCGACGGAGTTCAGAACGTTGCTTGACGCAATTGCTGGAATGTAAAAAGGGCGGCTAAATTAGCCGCCCTTCCATATTTGCAATGTCTCGACCAGGTCAGGAACCCAAAGGTTTCTTTGCGAAGTATCGGCCGTAAAGCGTCAGAAGCGCGCCGATGATCGGGCCGGCCGCAATGACCGCGTCAACCACCTTGCCTTGCATTTCTTCCGGCAAGGCGTAACCGAACACGCCGGCAACCCCGGCCGCACCAGCGAGCAAAGCGCCAAGCGTGACGCGGGATTGATACCACGGTTCATTGTTCGTCAGGTGGTCAACGGTAGGCTGTACGGCGTCAACAACCTCTTGTGTGACCGCTGCAACGTCCGAAGGCTTCAAATCGTTTGTGGGTGCCGCTGCGGCGTGTTTTACACCAGCCAGGACGGCGGCGGTTAGAACTGATTTCACTGACATGTTCATTCCTTCAATGCTTGGGTGATGATGACGTACGCCTGCGCAGCGATGATCAGCGCATTTGCTGCGGTCACGTTCGACGGATCGGCGCAAACAAGCATGGCGCTGTCATATGCGGCTTGTTCTCGCTTCACGGTCTTTTCGCTGACTTCACCAGTTGCGGCGACGGTCAAAAACGCAACATGCGTTGTTTCGATCAACGCGCATGTTTTCGGCAAACTCTGTTGAATTGCCGTGTCAATGCTTGTTGTCGTGCAACCGGCAACCATTGCCGTCGCCATTAGAACTGCAATAATCT